ACAAAAAGAACAAAGTATTATGATGTAAGTAGATTTTTAAATAAAAATTCATTTGGTTCTAGTAACGATAAAGAATTAGAAAAAATACAAAAACAATTAAGAACTGATAAATGTGCTCTTGTAAAGGAAGACGGATATGACAGATATTTCTTAATTAACGGTAAAACTATGAATGTTGAAAATGCTGATTTAGATAATATGACTAGTAAAGACTTAAAAACGGTATCTACAATTAAAAGATACTTCTCAAAAAGTATGAAAGGTCGAATCACTAGTAGAGTATTATTAAACAAATTTATAGAAGGGGTGGCGTAATAAATGAATAAAAACAACGCAAAAAAGGCTATTGACTTCTATAATCAACCTGATATAATATTAGTATATGAAAAATAAGGAGGACTATAATATGATTGATCTAAACACAGATCAGAAAGCTTTTGTTGAAAAGGCATATTCTTTTTTCAAAAAAGATGTTTTAACAAGAGCAGAGATTAATTCTTTCTATAAAAAGAATAATCTAAAAAATCCGTCTTGGTTAAAGACGGAAAAGTACAAAGTAGATAGAGGTCAGTATAAACTACCTGTTAATTCTACTCCTAATGTTGAAACAGAAAAATTATTAGACACTACCGCTCCTAAAACAGAAGCGGCTTATATCGTGTCTTCTCTTACTGGTAATATCGTACCAAGTAAAGACCCTCTGTTTGTAAACTTTGGTAACTATCCAGATGTTAAAAATATCATTAAGTCTGGACAATTCTATCCAATGTTTATTACAGGTCTTTCTGGTAATGGTAAAACAATGTCAGTGACTCAGGCGTGTGCCGAGTTAAAAAGAGAACTGATCAGAGTTAACGTAACTATTGAGACAGATGAGGACGATTTGTTAGGTGGTTATAGACTTAAAGACGGTCAGACTATATGGCAAAATGGACCTGTTATTGAGGCTATGGAAAGAGGTGCAATATTATTACTTGACGAGGTTGACTTGGCATCTAATAAGATAATGTGCTTACAACCAATCCTTGAAGGTTCTGGTGTCTTTGTTAAAAAAATTAACAAATTTGTAAAACCAAAATCTGGCTTCAATGTAATCGCTACTGCGAATACGAAAGGTCAAGGTTCCGAAGACGGTAAGTTTATCGGTACTAATATCTTAAACGAAGCTTTCCTTGAAAGATTTCCTGTTACTTTTGAACAGACATATCCTACAAGTAAAGTAGAAAAAAAGATATTAAGTAATGTCTTAAACTCGGTTGGTAAAAAAGATGACAAGTTTGTGGACAATCTTACGACTTGGGCTGATGTAATCAGAAAAACCTACTTTGATGGTGGCGTTGATGAGATTATATCAACAAGAAGATTGGTACATATTACACAAGCTTATTCAATCTTTAATGACAAGTTAAAATCAATTCAAGTTTGTACAAACAGATTTGATGATGATACAAAAAATTCATTTGTCGAGCTTTATACTAAAGTTGACTCTGGCGCAAGTGCTGAACAGATACTTGAGGATCAGAGACAATCAGAAGTTAAAGCGGCAGTGAACGACAATGATAGTGAGTCGCAAGATGAGGAAAGTCCTTATAGTGCATAATCTATCAAATCATAGTGTAGTCCAAAAAGAGGCGGAGAAATCCGCCTCTTCCTATACTATTAGGGAAAAGGAGGTAAAATAATTTGGGTATTAAAGTAGAAGTACGAAATGGAAACGTTGAACAGGCTATGAGAGTTATGAAAAGAAAACTTTTAAAAGATGGTCTTTTAAAAACTCTTAAAATGAAACAATATTACGAAAAGCCGTCAGACAAAAGAGTACGAAAGAAAAAAGAGATGATAGCCAACTATAAAAAGAAAAAGGCTAAATTAGAGAGATTAAGAGGTTATTAAAATTTTTACGCTGTTTGATGTATATATATTATTAGTTAAGGCTATTCATAAGTCCTTAACTGCGTAAAAAGAGGGGCCGATACCCTAGTTTTCTAAACTAAAATCGGCGTTGCACAACGGTGACCTTTGGCAGTTCTCACTCCGTGACAAAAGAAACTGCCACTTGACATATTATAAATAATGATTATATAATATGTTAGAGAATGCCAATAGTGGGTTCTCGTATTAGAAACTTTGCTTAACAAGGAGGTTTATTTATGAACAAAGCACTTTCTATTTTTAATCAATTAAGACCTTTATCGGTAGGATTTGATGATGTATTTGATACATTTGAATCATTTTTTGATTCAGATTTAAGAATACCTACAATCAATTATCCACCATATAATATAGTTAAAACAGGCAAAAATGCTTACGACATTGAAGTAGCGTTAGCTGGTTTTAACAAAAAAGATATTGATGTATCTGTTGAAGACGGTATACTAACTATCGAATCTAAGATGTCTGATAAAGACGAATCAAAAGACGAAGATGGTAACACTATCTATAAAGGTATTTCAAAAAGATACTTTAAGAGATCATTTACAATTGCCAATGATGTTGAAATCAAAGGCGCTGAATTAAAAGACGGTCTATTAAAAGTGTCTATGGAAAAAATAGTACCTGAGTCTAAAAAACTCAAAACTATTGAGATTAAATAATAAATCAAATAGAAAGGCGCTGAGACTTGACTCTTGGCGCCTTTTAGTATATAATAAGACTATGTTATTAAATTATGAAAAAGGAGTGAAATATGAACATTAGTTCAGATACAATATCCATCTTAAAAAATTTCTCAGATATAAATGAGAATATTTTATTTAAGCCTGGAAACAAAGTCCAAACTATTTCTGGTATGAAAAATATTCTAGCAGAAGCAGAAGTGACTGAAAAGTTTGATACCGAATTTGGTATCTATAATCTACCAGAGTTTTTAAGAGCAGTTGAGTTATTTAACAAACCAGCTTTTAAATTTAATGGTGGTCAATACGTCTCAATCTCAGACGAAAATTCAAAACAAGCTATTAAATATTTCTTTGCTGACAAATCAGTTATTGTTGCGCCAAGTAAATCTATTAATATGCCTGACAAAACAGTTAGCTTTACTTTAAAGAAAGAAGACTTTAACAAACTTATGAAAGCAGTTGTAGTATTAAATCTACCTGATATTGCTATCAAAGGTAATGGTAAAACAATTTCTTTAGTTGCTACTGATAAAACAAATAAATCATCAAATGATTATTCATTAACAATTGGTGAAACTGATAAGAAGTTTACTGCATACTTTAAGGCTGAAAATATTAAAGTAGTACAAGATGACTATGATGTTGCGATTTCAAAAGCAAAGATAAGTCATTTTATCAATAGAAGTAAACCTATTCAATATTGGATAGCTTTAGAACCTGATAGTGAGTTTTAATGTCAGTGGTCTATAAGTTAGAGGACGGTACCGAATATAAATCGGACGACTTCTTAAAAGTTGAAACTAAAGAATATCATCAAACAACACATTATCTTAATAGACAAATTGCTGTTGAAGACATAATTAATCAGTTTGGTAGTTTACCTAACTTTGAAAAAGGTCTTTACTTTGATTGGTCTACTTATCATAACGCTAGTGAAGAAGATAAAAAATTAGCAGATGATGTACAACAATTTGTTGAAGAACACGATTATGACCGTGAAGAAGATTGTTGGACAATGAGTAAAGGTGGTTATGATGTTGAAACTGAAATTGTAAAAGAATTTACAATGGAAACACCTAATTAATGAATAAAATGAGGTTTATATTATGTCAGATTTTTTGTGGGTCGAAAAGTACAGACCAAAACGAATTAGTGAGTGTATTCTTACTGAAGATTTAAAAAATACATTTACTCAATTTGTAAAACAAAAAGAAATCCCAAATCTACTACTTTCTGGTAGCGCTGGTACTGGTAAAACAACAGTCGCAAAGGCGTTATGTGAAGAACTAGGTTGTGACTATATTGTCATTAATGGTTCAGATGAAGGTCGTCAGATTGATACAGTAAGAAACAAAATTAAAAACTTTGCATCAACTGTATCACTTACCGAAGACAAAAATCATAAAGTTATAATCATAGATGAAGCAGATTATATGAACGCAGAATCAGTACAACCTGCGTTAAGAAACTTTATAGAAGCGTTTTATAAAAATTGTAGATTTATATTTACTTGTAATTTTAAAAACAAGATTATAGAACCCTTACATAGTCGTTGTACAGTGATTGATTTTAAAATAACAAATGGTCAAAGAGTAAAGACTGCTACAAAGTTTATGGATAGACTTTGTGATATTCTAAAAGAAGAAAAAATAGAATATGATAAAAAGGTATTAGCAGAGTTAATTCAAAAACATTATCCAGACTTTAGAAGGACTATTAATGAACTTCAAAGATATTCTGTAAGAGGTAAAATTGATAGTGGTATCTTATATAATCTATCGGAAGTCAATTCAAAAGAACTTATAAAGACATTAAAAGAAAAACGTTTTAATGATATGAGAAAATGGGTTGTACAAAATTTAGACAAAGAACCATCTCATCTTTTTAGAACTTTATACGATACTCTTTATACAACACTTGACCCTAAATCTATACCACAGGCGATACTTATTATCGCAGGCTACCAATATAAATCTGCTTTTGTTGCTGATCAGGAGATAAATATGATTGCTTGTCTAACAGAAATAATGGCGGGTTGTAAATTTAAGTAGAGAGAATAGAATGGCTAAAAAAACATTTTTCAAAACATTAATAGTAAAATTAAGAATGTGGTATGCTGACATAAGAGGTCATCACGGTAAACGTTGGAATTATGAACCAGGTGAGTGGTATATGGGCAGACACAATAGAAAAAAATAAAAAAAAATATTTTATTATGTATGAGTTACGTGATTATTTAAACGCAATTAATTTTTCAAAAGAAAATCTATTAGATACACCCGACACAACTTGGGAGAAAAAATATCCTCCTTATGTTATTAATAAGTGTTTATCTATGCATTATGATTGTATAGCCCAGGCAAATGAAATGAATGGGTATCACTTTTTAGATAAAAAAATACAATTTCATTTTTACATAAATAGTATTAGAAAAAAGAAACGATTTGGCGGTAAATGGCTATCACAAACCAAATTGAATCATTTAGAGTATGTAAAAGAGTATTATGGATATAGTAATGAAAAAGCTAAACAAGCTCTTAACATATTAACAGAACAAGAAATTGAAAAAATTAAATTAAGCCTTGAAAAAGGTGGGAGAAAAAAATGAGTGAAGAAATACAATGGTCTTCTTCGGATATGTTAGAGGTTACAATCAAACAGCCAGATGACTTTCTTAAAGTTAGAGAAACTTTAACTAGAATAGGTGTAGCTTCCAGAAAAGACAAAACATTATATCAGTCTTGTCACATTTTACATAAACAAGGAAAATATTTCATAGTACATTTTAAAGAACTATTTGCTCTTGATGGTAAAAAAGCAACACTTATAGAAAACGATATACAAAGACGAAATACAATTGCATTATTACTACAAGATTGGAACTTAATTGACATTGTTGATAAAACGGCTGCTGAAAATAAAGCACCATTAAGTCAAATAAAAGTTTTACCTTTTAAAGAAAAAAAAGAATGGACGCTATCAGCAAAATATAATATTGGAAAGAAAATTGAAGATAAAAAAGA